CCCGGTTCAAATCACTAATTGCGTGGGTAGCAGCCCGGTTCGCCTGTTGCGCCAACCCAATCTGATGCTCGACGTCGAGGCGGGCGGCGAACCGATTGACGAATATCGGGTTGGCCGAAACCAATAGCGTGTTGTTTTGGGCTTTGAAACCTGAGACGGTGTGTAGTCCCGGTTTCAGTTGCACCCCAGTGCCTTCCCCAGAATTAGACCAGTTGGTGCTGCCCTCAAACGCTAACCCTTGCCCGAGCAGGACACCGCCTTTGGTGTGGCTGATTTGGTGTGTTGCGGATTCCATGATGCACAGACTGCTAGCCAGGTCGGCGGTGTTGGTTTTCTGATCGAGTGCGATGATGGCGCGCTCATGCAAACCGCCGGCCTGCGACCTGTCCAGTGAAAGCTGTACGTGCACATTGTTATTGGCGAACAGAGCCATGATGTCGGCGTTGAGTTGTTCGTCGTCGTAGCCGAACATGTTGAGCCGGAACGATAGCCGCTCCTGCGGTATCAGGTGGTGCAGAATGCCGTGAACGTCGTCGCGCCCAACGAAAAACAGGTAGTGGTCCCCGTAACCATGGGTGAGTTCCTGTTCGGGCGTGTACTGCGCCAACTGTTGCAGCCGCGGATCGTCGGTCATGCAACACCTTTCGGGGCGATAGCGTCACCCTGATCAGCCAGCAGTATCGCGAAATGGTTGATTCGCATACGGAACCGGCCGTTCAAACCCCACGTGTCCGACCAGCTGTTGAGAAATGTGAACCAGTCGTTTTCGTAGTCGACGCCGAGCACACAATATTCGTGACCGCCGCAAAAAACCCCGGTCGGCCACACCAAGCCGTCTTTGTCGGGGGTTTCCATGCCCTCGTAGAACGAGGTGCCCACAATCATCGGTTGTGTTTGCAGCGCCGACAGAAACGCTGTGAACGTGAAAGCATGGTGATACGCGGACAGGAAACCGGCCGCCTCACCGGCTTTGCAGACGGCGAGGCCGCTCGATCCCCGATCATCCGGCGGATAGGTGCCGGTCTTTGAGTCGAGATGGGTTGCGTCACTGTACAGTTGGATCGCCTCAGCCTCATCCAAGTATTCACCTTCGGAGCGTGACTGGGTGAAAAATTCGGTGTTGAGACATTGTGTCAAGGCGTTTCCGGTGCAGCTTCCCACCCGGCCTTGATCCAGGACGGGGGCTTTGTGTTCCCACAACGTGGTTTTTTCGACGAGTTTTTCCGGTTCGGGATGTGCGAAACCCCAAGACGCCGGGTCGTGTTCGACGAGTCGACCTAAACTGTGGCTTAACAAGCTATTTCACCTCGGTTAGATTGTTGATGCTGTCAATGATTCCGGCGATCGTGCGGCGGTGCAGGCAGATAGGGCACAAAGCCCCCAATGCGGGCCGCTTGCATTTCGCGCACCGCTTCACCGCATCCATGACTACCTATGGAGTGGGCGCGGGCGGCAATGTGGCAGTAACCGCTCCAACAGCGTTGGCGAGGTCGGTCAACGTCTGCGGGTTGAGTGGCTGACCAGCCGCCACCTCGGCCGCCAACTTGTCGAACGCCGCCTTCAACGCCTTGGCGTCCTGAACAAGAACGGCTACCTCGGCTTCGATTGCTGCATCATCTGACATGACTATTCCCATCTCTTTTTGGATTGTTGCTACCTGTGCCATAAGCTGACATGCCCACGGCGGGGGTCTATTGAAAAAAGACATCACTCACATCCACATTCCCCAAACTTCGCTGGTGTCTTGATTCGCTATCGCACGAGACAATCCCATAATCAAAGCAACCACGCCGTCGATTTTGTCTCCCGCATTCATCTTGTCTGGCTTAACATTTGCGGCCGGGTCCATGGTGACCGCGAAATTATCCACCATCCACCGCAGCACCGGGTTACCGCCGTGACGGACCATAGGTTTGATCGGCACACCTTCATCGTCCACTATGGCACCCAAATTGATGAGTCGCTGTAAATCCTTGGTGGGCGCAGACATTGACACAAACCCTTGCCGCATTTTCACCATCGGCGCACCATCGTTGATCAAATCGTTCACCAACTGTTGCGCATTCCACGGGTCGTAGGCGAGTTCGCCGACCTCAAACAGGTCTAGGTCTACGTCGATCTGGTTTTTGATGAACTCGTAGTCGGTGACGTTGCCTGGTGTGGTGCGCAGCCAGCCGTTTTTAACCCAGTCTGTGGATGCAGCTTTCGCGGTCCGGTCATCAAGGGCATCGAGGTTGTCTTCCGGTGTCCAAAACCGGGCGAGCACATCGTAAACGCCAGCCTTTTGATCGGGAAACACCCACACCAACGCCGTCAAGTCCGACGTCGATCCGAGGTCTAGGCCGCCGTAGCAGAGTTTGCCTTTAAGCTGTTCTGGTACAACGATTCCCGCGTTGACATCCCAATTATCGACATCGAGGTATCGGGATTCCTGTTTGGTGCGTATCCCTAAATGCAGGCGCAGAAACCGGGCTTTTTCGGCCGGCGACTCTTTCGCTTTAGCTGCCTCATCGGTCAGGAATCGTATGGTTGGGCTGATCCCGAAGCCTGGATTTGCTTTGCGCCAAGTCTTTTCGACAAACGGGTCGTCGGCTTTTTCGGCGGCGAAAACAACACCGTAGGTGGTTGGATCTTTCAGCACACCACGGGCCAGTTTTTCGATCCGTTCACGCTTGCTGTCGTAGGGTGTGTGACGTTTGCCGGCGTCAGCGGTGGTGATGAATAGAATGAGTGGCTGCGTGCGACTGCCGGTACCTGTTTCGAGGGCATCAATCAAGCTCATCTCCTTATGCAGATGCAGCTCGTCGACGATGCCGCAGTGAATGTCCGCGCCGTGCTGAGCATCCCCCGCATGCGCGATCGACTGAAAATAGCTACCCGAGGCGGGATGGGTGATCTTCGCCTTAAACGGTTTCAGATAGGCCCGCAAACCGGAACGCACCACCAGTTGCCGCATCGGATCGAAACACAGATTGGCTTGCTCTTTGGTGGTGGCCGCAGTGAGCACCTGGGCTCCATGCTCATCATCAGCGCCAACCATGTAGAGCGCAACACCACCGGCAAGGGTCGTTTTGCCATTTTTTCTTGGGAGCTCAACGTACAGGGTGGTGATGATGCGTACCCAGTCACCGCTGTCTGGTGACTTGATCTGCCATCCCGCCCACGGCGCCAACACGTAGGCGACCTGCCAAGGATCGGGCTCGAAAATTTGTCCTGCAAAGCGGCCCTTGGTATGCCGCAACTGCCGGAATGAGTCGATCACATTATCGACAGCCGGCACGTAAAAACGTGACCCACGAACCCTACTCGGCTCCGGTGTCTTCCACAGTGGCGGACAGTCGGGAACCGGAAAATTCTTCAACTCCATATAAGCGGCGACTTCGCCGGAAATCTTGAGTGCATCAAGATCCGCGGTGTCCCAGGAACTTCGGCGTCGACTAGGCCGCTTCGGCGTGATGGCTTTGGTGACAGCTTTTTTAGCTGGACCCGGCGAACGGATTGTGCTCATTCGCTTCACCCGGTCCGGTGGTTTGGCCGGCTACACGCATCTCCGCGGACGGTGTCAAACCGTATTCGCCGCACCAGTTGCGGAACTCCCTAGCTGCGTCGTGCTCAACTTTCAGCCATGGCGCCACCGTAACACCCTGCGAGTTCGTATGAAATGGCCCGAGTTCCAGCCGCTCAGCCTTCGCAAAACGCCACAAAGCGTAAACCTCGCACAACATTTCCAGCGACGGCCCATCCAGTTCTTTGAGCAAGCCAAGTCGTGGTAGTTCAGCAACGATGCGGTCCCACAGTTCGGCGGCGAGGGGCGACAGATGTTCTGGTCGTTCCGGTGGTATCCGGCGAAACGGTGGCGGTGTCTTGACAACCCGGCCGCCGCTGTCGCGTCCTGGTGAACGTCCTTCCACCAGTTTGAGATTGGCGTGTCGGGGTTTCGCGCCTCGTGTCATCAGATTTTTCCTATCGCTCTGCGTATCCGTCATGGATCGCAACCCTTTTACCGGGACTGGTGTTGATGTGAACATGTATCTCATCGTTGAATACGGCAGTCTTGACTTCCGACAAGGTGCCATCGGAGTGGACGACGCCGATCCATTCGGGGGAATCTTCCTCAGTGATTATTCTTGACCAGTGCGCCATAACTCACTCACCTTTGATGCGGACGTGAAGGATGCGGCCACCTCGGTCGTGGCATCGGCGTAGCATTTTGAACCATCAACGTCGTTGTCGCCGTTGCTGTTATCGCATACAACTCACTACCAGCCAGCAGCAACACGTCCACCAACCAATTCCCGCTGATCGTAGTGCTCGCCCCAGCGGAAAGGGGTTCCGAAAACGCGGAAACCGCTGGCCCACCAAGAAACACTTGTTCTAAACCGGTGTTTTGCACGGTGACACCGCCGGGCGGCACGCTGCACACCCGGGTCGGTACGGTGCCGACCGTGACCTCAATAAAACTCAACGGTTCAACACCTTTCGTCACCTACTGTTTTTAATAATGGGTGTTGCGCTGCCGCTCGACGACCCTTGTCCGAGCAGTAGTGATGACAAACCCAAGCTACGGCAATGGCCACTGACCAAAACCTTGTCACCTATTCAATTGGCGCAACACACGTTTTTAGCTGTTTCCAGCAATTCTTCTACAGTAATACCGAAAACTGTTGCCACAACAGCTATATCGTTTTCGGTCAACCGGCTGTTCAGGTATCCCCACAGCCGGTTATGTTGGCAGGCTTGATGTTCAGGTGTTCGGCACACCGGGTAGGTGTGGGTGCGTGCCGATGCGCGTGTCATGCGTCGTCCGCGTAATGCTGTAAGCCTGCTATTGTCAGCCGCTCATGCTGCATCAAAAACTCCTGACAGGGTCCGCAACCACAGTCACGCGCCAAATCCAACGGGCCGTAAGATTTCCCATGATCCATCAGGATCTCCGGGATGGCCATACGGATAACACGCGCCGGCAACGGCAGGTTCTCCCCCATCGTCACCGTGGGCACACTTTCGCCACAAACGCCGGCAACGGCGAACCGGGCGCCATCACGGTTTTCATCATGGTGCAATATACGGTGTGCATGTCGCCGGTCGGGCCTATCACGTTATACCAGTGCGAACCCCGATAGATATAACACCCACCCTCAAGCTTCCACGGTGACCGCCGTCGCGCATCAAACAACCGATGCCTAGCCGTCATACGATCACCGTCCCATCGGGGACGGCTCGGTCCACTCCAGCGGTTCTGCCGGCGCTGCATCGAACGGTGCTGCACGCGGAGGGTGCAACGTAGACATCCTTCACACCAGGACATGAGGCATCCAGATCGGCGTGGGTTATCGTACCGTCTGGATTATGAAGGCCGCTACAATCTTTCGGCAACGTCCGATCCCCGATCATCGTGGGCCATACAGGATCACCAACGACAACACGGCCAGCTCGACGGCCAAAACAGCCAACCCAACAGCGACGTAACGCCCGAAAGACATTAGTCCTCATAGCGGTCCATCAGGCCTATCGCCAAGTGCCCACGATGAGAACTCCACGTAATTATCGGCCGGCTCATCCGGTGGTTTCATCGGCCCAGTCTCCATCGTTACCTCACCAACAAGCAATGTCAGCGTCAAAAAATTCAGGCGTCGGCCGGCTCGCGCAACCGAAACACTATCTCTGGCAACAGGATAGGGAAACTCGTCATCGCCAATGAAAATCTCACCTTTGGCGGTTATCCTGACCGGCTTACTGCCCTGTTCACGCAGCTTCTCCACCGGTATCATCTTTACGTGCGCCGTTTCGACGTCTGGCGCTGAATAGATTGCCGCAACTGGTCGATGGCGTCACGCAACTGGGCTACCCCAACACGGGACACAGTGCCGTCTTTGGCCTGCTGATCAATCAAAGCATCGACGGCGATATTCACGGCGGTCCTGGCCGCCGCCAAGGCGACGGCACCCCCTATGACCGCCGGCTTATCGGCCTGACCGTTGGACGGGGAAAATCCCGCTGCCATAGGCTCCGTTTGAGGTGGTCTCGGAATTTTTGTTTCCGTCATGGTGTGGCCTCCAATATTGTGCTGCCGTAATAGTTTTGGCGTCGACAGCGGACCGCCAATTCTGTTGTCCCACAAAGGATTTAAGGGGTGCCAAAAATCTGCGCGCAGGAAAGTTTCTT